CGGCAACGCCCACTTTCACCGACTTTGGCGAAGACATTGACAACTGCCCCAAGAACATGAAGGAGTTTAAGCGGCAGGATATGGTGGAGGCGAAGATGTCTGGCACGTTTATCAACGCCGATACGAAAACGGCAAAGTTGCTGTGCGGTGCGGCGGACATTGATGCCAGCGACAAGACGAAGGTCGTTCCCCGCACGGACCTCAAGGACAGCGATTTTACCGACATTTGGCTGGTAGGCGACTACTCCGACAAGAACGGCGCGATAAACGGCGGCTTTATCGCTATCCATATGCTAAACGCGCTTTCCACGGGCGGTTTCCAGCTCAAGACGGCAGATAAGGCCAAGGGTCAGTTTGCCTTTGAATTTACGGCGCACTATTCTCTTGCGGAGCAGGACAAGGTCCCGTATGAGATCTACATCAAGGCGGGTACGGAGGAAACAGCATGAAACTTTCTGATATCCAGGGAGACCGCGTATTTGATGTGATCGCGGACATCATCGACCCCATAGCCAACATTGCGGAGGACAAGAAAGCCTCTGCCATGTTTCGGCGTGAAAAGCTGCCGGAGGGCATGACGGCGAAGCGGTTTATGATGCAGAGGGCGCGGAAAGCGCTCCCTGTGCTGCTTAAAGACCACAAGGGCGATATTATTGCCATTCTTGCTGCGATCGAGGGTGTGAGCGCGGACGCTTACAAGGATGCGCTGAACCTTGTGAAACTGTCGCAGGACACGGTGGAGCTGTTGACCGATGATGCATTCATCGAGCTTTTTCTCTCGGCGCAGAGCGAGAACTCCTCTGGCTCTGCGCAGGAGAATACCGGGGAAGCCGACGAGTAAGGCCGTTTCTGCGCTACTGCATAGCGCGGCTCAATGAAAAGGCAAAAACTGACGCTTATCGCATCTATATGTCGGACGCGTTGCGCATTGTGACTGAAAACACGGCGCGTGTCGCCAGCGGGAACTATGGCAGCGGGAACTATATTAAAGCGCGATACGCCGACATTGTTGAGCCAAAGAAACAGGACGACAGGACTTGCGAAGAAATTACCGCCGATGTAGTCGCGCGGTGCGGATTGGTGGTGAAAGAATGAACCTGCTCGATCTTTTTGTGAAAATCGGTGTGGATAACAGTGATGTAGATAAAGGCTTTTCGGAAACGAGCAGCAAGGCAGAATCTCTTGCCGGGAAACTAAAAGGCGGCCTTGCAACTGCGGCAAAGGTGGGCGCTGCGGCCCTGGCAGCTGCGGCTACTGGCGTGGCGGCGCTGACCAAAGCGTCCATTGACCAATATGCCGAGTATGAGCAATTAGTGGGTGGCGTCGATACCCTATTTAAGACTGCATCGGACAAGGTGCAGGAGTACGCCGCAAACGCATACAAGACCGCTGGCATGAGCGCCAACGAATATATGGACACGGTGACCAGTTTCTCGGCCTCCCTGCTCCAGAGCCTTGGCGGAGATACGGATAAAGCAGCTCAGAAGGCGGATCAGGCCATCACCGACATGGCAGACAACGCCAATAAGATGGGCACCGGCATGGAGATGATACAGAACGCCTATCAGGGTTTTGCGAAGCAGAACTACACCATGCTGGACAACCTAAAGCTCGGTTACGGCGGCACCAAAGAGGAAATGGAGCGTCTGCTTGCGGACGCGGAGAAGCTGTCTGGGCAGAAGTTTGATATTTCGTCCTACTCCGACATCGTAGATGCCATCCATGTGGTGCAGACGGAAATGGGCATCACTGGCACCACGGCAGCAGAGGCAGCGAGCACCATCGAGGGCAGCGGTGGGTCGGCAAAAGCCGCATGGGCAAACCTGATAACCGGCATTGCAGACGACAACGCAGACCTTGATACGCTGATTGGCAATTTTGTCAGCAGCGTGGAGACGGCGGCTGGAAATATTATTCCGCGCGTTAGTGCCATCTTGGGCGGCATTTCACAGCTTGTTACATCTGCATCTACCACTATTATTCCGATGGTCATAACAACCATCACAGACAACCTGCCTTCGCTTTTGCAGGCGGCGGCTGCGCTTGTCGGCGCATTGGGACAGGGTATCATTGATAGCCTACCTGCAATTACGCAAGCAGCAATCGACATTCTTTTCTTCCTTTCGAATGGCCTGATAGAAAACCTGCCCACGCTTATTGACGGCATTGTGCAAGTGACCATGACGATTGTGCAGATGCTGACAAGCCCGGACTTTTTGACGCAACTCATTGAAACGGCAATCTTGCTGATTACGACGCTTGCGCAGGGCCTGATTGACGCGATTCCGCAGCTTATCGCGGCAGTACCTCTGATTATTGGCAACTTGCTCGCCGCAATCATTGTGGAGCTGCCCAACATCATCCAGATGGGCATTGATCTTCTGTTTGCGCTGATTGACGGAATTATCAAGTGCATCCCGGAGCTGGTCGCGGCAGTCCCTACGCTGATTATTGCGTTCATCAACGGCATCGTGAACAACCTTGACAAGATCATCCTTGCAGGGCCGCAGATTATTGTATCGCTGATTACCGGCATTATCGGGGCAATCCCGGAATTGATTGCAGCCGTCCCGCGCATTATCGCTGCCATTGCCGACACAATCAGAAACTATGACTGGGGCGGCATCGGTAAAAACATCGTTCGGGGCTTAAAAAACGGCATCGCCGGAATGTGGGGCAATATAAAAAGCTGGTTCAGTGATAAGGTAAATGGGCTGGTTAGCGGTGTGAAAAAAATCCTTGGTATTGCATCCCCGTCCAAGGTCTTTGCGGGCATCGGCGGCTTTATGGCCGAAGGTCTGGGCGAGGGCTTTGACGATCAATTCAAGTCCGTAAAAAAGGACATTGAGGGCAATATGAGCTTTGACGCTGGCACCATTACAGCAGATGCAAACATCATCAGAAACTATACAAGTGGCTCTTACGGAGGGGGCGGCGATTCCGGCAGAATTGTAATGCTGCTGGAACAGTATTTACCTATGTTGGCAAATATGAAAGTCATCATGGACAGTGGTCAGGTTGTCGGTTTGCTTGCCCCAGGCATGGATGCAGAACTGGCCAAAATCAATGCGAGGAGGGCAAGGGCTGTATGATAGGAAAAGTATTTTTTGACGGAAAAGACACTTACGCAGAATACGGCCTGTTGCTTGCAAGCAAGTCCATTTCTCTGCCGGAAGTCCGCACGAATATGATTGATGTTCCGGGCCGGGATGGCCTGCTGGACGCTTCCGAAGTGTTGACCGGCGAAGTGACCTACAAAAACCGCACCATTGCACTGATACTCACCGGCGTGGACACGGTGAGTGGCAAGAAATGGCCTGCCACGCTTTCTGACTTCTGCAACAAAGTCCACGGCAAGCGCGTGAAAGTGACCTTCCCCGAGGACACCGCCCATTATTACAGTGGGCGGTGCTCCGTTGGGCAGGTGGAGCTTGTCAAAATAAAGCAGACAATTCCCGTTACTGTTGATTGCGATCCGTGGAAATACAAGAAAGAGAAAACAACTGTGACGCGGGCTGATTTGGGAACGGCATATAAACAGCTTACGCTACCGAATGAAAGCCGCCCGGTTATTCCCACAATCACGGTGGCGCAAGATACCGTATTACTTTGGGACAACAACACCATCAATGCCAGCGCTGGAGATCACATTTTCCCCGCCATTCGGCTTGCGGCTGGCAGCAACAGCCTGAAGGCGAAGGTGGCCAGCGGCACCGGTAGCATCACCGTTACATATCAGGAGGCCAGCCTGTAATGTACCAACTAAAATATCAAAACTATATCCTGTATGACCCGCGCCTTGCGGATGAAAAACTAATCGTCCGTGACCCCTCTGTGAAGCTGGCGGTCAGCAAGGCCGGGGAAATGTCCTTCACAGTGGACGCAGACCATCCGTATTTAAGCAATCTTCGGCGCATGAGCGGCCTTGTGGAGCTGCTGGACGGCACTTTTCCTATATATAGGGGGAGAATAACCAGCGATATAAAAGACTTCTACGGAGCACATAAAATCGCAACAGAGGGCATTATGGCGGCGCTGAATGACAGCATCATCCCACCGTTCAACTTTCCGGAAGATTTCGAGAATGACACTGCTTATAAGGCCGCAGCCGCAAGCGGGAATGTGGTTGACTTCTTCTTCCGCTGGATTTTAGGGCAGCACAACAGCCAAGTGTCCGCAGAGCAGCAGATCAGGCCCGGAGTGTGTACCGTAACAGACCCGAACAATTACATCACACGCAGCTCCAAGGAGTACGCCACGGCAATGTCCACGATATCCGACAAGCTGATTAAATCGGCTTTGGGCGGGTATCTTCTGATCCGATATGAGGATGACGGGAACTATCTGGATTATTACGCTGCGTTGCCGCTCACAAATACGCAGTCTGTGGAATTTGCTGAAAATCTCCTTGACCTTTCCAGCGAGACGGACGGAACAAACATTTACACCGCTATTCTGCCAGAGGGCAAGGACGGCTTGACCATCGAAGCGCTGTCAAATGGTGATTTGACAGATGACCTTGTTAAATCCGGGCTTACTATTTATAGCAAGTCTGGCGTGGCCACATACGGGCGCATTACCCGGCACGTCAAATGGGATGATGTGACCATTGCCGCTAACCTGCAGACCAAGGCTAAAGCGGCACTTGCTGACAATGGCCTGTCCATGCCGGAGACCATCACCTGCACGGCGGTGGATTTGGGCTGGCAAGATGGCATCCAGCATTTCCGGGTGGGCCGGATGACGGCTCTTTTCAGCACTCCGCACGGCTACAGCGCGTCCTATCCGCTGATGGAGCTGGCCCCGGATATTCTTGACCCCGGCAACACACAAATCACGCTGGGCGCTACCCAGCAAACCTACACGGGGGCGCAGATAGATGCCAAGCGTGAAACGGATAAACGCATCGAAAGCACACGGCAGGAGATTTCTGAGCGGGTGGACGAATCTTCAAGCCAAGTGATTCAGGCCACACACCAGCAGATTACCGATCTGCAGCAGAATGTCAACTCCATCATCCTGTCCGCTCTGGAAAACTATGTAGAAACCGGGGATTTTGACAGCTACAAAGAGGAGGTCAGCACAAAGCTGTCTGTGCTGACTGACCAGCTGAGCATTGACATCACTAAGGTAACCGAGCGCATTGACAAGGTGGACGGTGACCTACAAAGCAAGTACAGCGAGATCACAAAGGCTTTCCGTTTTACGTCTGACGGCCTAATCATTGGCGAAACGGGCAATGAAATCCTGCTGCGGCTGGATAATGATGTGTTGCAGTTTGTCCGCAACAACACACCGGAGTTGCAGATCACCGCAGAGGGCGTGGAAGCAATGCGTATCAAGGTATCTATCCTCTGCATCGGAAACGTGGTTTGGACGGAGGACGAAAACGGCGATGTAATCGCCAGTTGACAGGAGTTGAGAACATGGCGTCCATTTACAGCAGTACGAACAAAGGATGGCGCTTGCGTCTGGATTGGTCAATCACAGGCCAGTCTATCGCAGACAACAAAAGTACATTAAGCCTTGATTTGTGGGTATATGACGGAACCGGATATTCCCAAAACGAGAGCAGCGGCGAAGCGTATTATACAATTCAGGGCGAAAAACGCTGGAACCCGTATAATTACAGTTCCACCGGATGGTACAAACTGGGCAGCAAGACTATTACAGTCAGCCATAATGCGGACGGCACGAAAAGTATTGCGCTGACAGCAGAATGGGATTGCGGGTTTGACAGTTCCTATACGCCCCGCCACCTCTCCCTGTCGGAGACTGTAACGCTGACTACTATCCCCAGAGCGTCCACGGCCACCGCAAGCGGCTCCACGCTGGGGAAAACCTTGACCATCACCATCAAGCGGGCCAGCAGCAGCTTTACGCACAAACTCTATTACACCTGCGGCAGCGTCAAGAATCAACTGATTGCAGAGAATGTAAGCACATCGTACAGTTGGAATGCGCCGCCTGTGTCTCTGGCACAGCAAGCACCAAACGCAGAGACTGTGGCACTCACACTCACAGTAAAGACGTACAATGGCAGCACCTATGTTGGAGCGTGGTCAACGTCTGTTAAGCTCGCCGTGCCGTCAACCGTGGTTCCTTCCTTGTCTGTTGCAATCGACGATCCAACAGGTGTGTCCAACACCTATGGTGGATATGTCCAGCTTCGCAGCAAAGTCAAAGTGGATATCACCGCATCCGGGGTGCAGGGCAGTTCCATCAAGTCTTACAGTATCAAGGTGGGCAGCATCTACGCTGCGACATCGACCAGTGGTACAACGGATTATCTGCCCGGTTCTGGTGAACTGACTGTTTCCTGTGCTGTCACGGATAGCCGGGGGCGCACGACTACGAAGACACAAAGTATCACTGTCCTTGCTTACAGTAAACCAGCAATTACTGCTATTTCTGCCGCCCGTTGCAATGCCGATGGAACCGCAAACCGGGCTGGCCCTTATGGCAAGGTGACTTTCTCCGGGGCCATTACTTCGCTTTCTGCCAAAAACACCGCAGCATATGCGGTGCAGTATAGGGAAGTCGGCGCTGAATATTGGACTACGGCAGGCCGACCGGCGGCGGGAAACTACGATCCTGCTGATATTTCTGCCGTGTTTGCCGCAGACAAAAGCAAGCGCTACGAAGTTCGGGTTGTGGCAACCGATGCATTTGAAAGCATTGGTTCCACGCTGCGTGACCTCCCGGCAGCATATGCCCTATACCATCTGGCAAAGCATCTGCTATCTGTTGGGCTGGGCCGTCTCTGTGACAAGGCAAATGCAATCCAAGTGGGGTTGGATGCTTATTTTGATAGGGATGTACAGATAGACGGCACACTGGCGGTAGGCGGGACGACGCTGCTGGATTATGCGCATCCGGTGGGAAGTGTATATATCTCCACTGCGGACACCGACCCGGTCGATCTTTTTGGCGGCGGGACGTGGGAACGCATAAAAGATGTATTCCTGTTGGCTGCGGGTGATACATTCGCAGCTGGTTCCACCGGCGGCGAGGCTAACCATACCCTGACGACAGCAGAGATGCCCAGCCACGGGCACAATCCGGCCAATCAGGCGGGGTATTACGGCTTTATCACCAACAGCCAGAAGGCGTTCACCGTGGGTGATATGGGATCGCAGAGCGGAAGCGGGAGATATTACCCCTACGCACCGGCGGCATTTGACATCAGCCGAAACACGGTGACCGGTGCGACCGGTGGCGGGAAGGCTCATAACAATATGCCGCCATATCTGACGGTGTATGCTTGGCGGCGAACAGCCTAATCGTCTCGCTGCGGGTCAGTGGAAAATGGAGGGAACCACCTTATAACATAGCCCCAGAGGAGAAAGGAAATTACTGAATGGAAACAATCGTCGTAGCTCTCATCACCGGCGGCCTGTCACTGCTGGGGGTAATCATCACCAGCAACAAGACCACCCGTGATGTGCAGGCCAAGCTGGACACGCAACAGGCCGTCACCGACACCAAGCTGGATGAGCTGACCCGTGAGGTACGGGAACACAATAACTTCGCCCGCCGGGTCCCGGTGATGGAGGAGCAGATCAAGGTAATCAACCACCGGCTGGCCGATCTGGAGCAGACGGCCAACCACTGAGCATCGCAAATCTAAAGTATGAGGAGGGATACCCATGTATCGAGGTACAACGCCCACGCTGACCTTCCGGCTCCCTATTGATACGGGGAGCATCACGGCGCTGTCGCTGGCCGTAGCGCAGGCCGGACAGGTTAAAATCGAAAAAGCATTGTCGGATGTACTGCTGGACGGGAATGTTGTCTCATGCACACTGACGGAAGCCGAGACCCTGTCGCTTACTGCCGGGAGAGGCATTGACGCAAAGATACAGCTCCGGGTGGGCGTAGGCGGTCAGCGCATGGCATCTCAGGTATTCGAAGTGCCTGTGGAGCGTATCTTGCGGGATGGTGCGCTATGATCGAGTTTGACGTAGCGTTCCGGCCCGGCGATGACTTCGCAGTCACCTTCGGCGGGGAAGTCCCTCTGGATGCTGAGATGGGACAGGTGATGGAGGTGCTTGCTACCGAGGAGCGGACGGTGGAGCTGTCTATGCCCTCCGGCAATCAAGTCATCCTGCCCACCAGCAGCAAAGGAATGCGTAAGGTGACGATTCAAAAACCGGACACCCTACTGTCCGAGAACATCAAGAAGGATGTGGTGATCGGCGGCGTGCCCGGCGCCCTTGAGGCACCACCGACAGGCCCTTATATAGAGTATACGTCCCTCGACAGTTCTGGTAGAGTGTTTACTGCTAAATTTCGAGGAACAATTGTTCCAGAGTATGCATTCGCTTATTTGTCGGAATTGACATCAGTAGATATGCCAGACAATGTAATTGCAATTGGTGATAATGGTTTTTATCGCTGCCTAAAGCTATCATTGACAAGTCTCCCTTCTGGGATTACCTCACTCGGAGATTATGCATTCGCTGATTGTTCAATGCTCACACTAACAAGTCTCCCTTCTGGGATTACCTCGCTCGGAGATTATGTATTTAGGGATTGCCCAAGGCTCGCATTGACAAGTCTCCCTTCTGGGATTACCTCAATCGGACAGTATGCATTTAGAAATTGTTCAAAGATGGTACTAACAAGTCTCCCTTCTGGGATTACTTCAATCGGAGATTTTGCGTTTCTAAATTGTTACCAACTATCATTGACGGCCCTACCCCCTGGAATTACCTCAATCGGACAGTATGCATTCAACAATTGCCCAAGGCTCGCATTGACAAGTCTCCCTTCTGGGATTACTTCATTACCAACAGCCGCATTTCAGTACTGCCCAAAGCTAGCATTGACGACCTTCCCTTCTGGAATGACCTCAATTGGAGCTTATGCATTTAAGCAGGGTACAGGTCTCGCATCAATAACCCTTCCCCCCGCACTCACTGCAATTGGGAATCAAGCATTCGCAAACTGCTACAACCTCAAGGTCTGCGACTGCACGGAGTGTACGGCGGTTCCGACATTGGGGGCGTCTGTGTTCCAGAACGCCCATGCAGACTTCAAGATTCTTGTTCCCTCCGCCTTGGAGGAGGAGTGGAAGGCCGCCGCCAATTGGAGCAGCTATGCAAGTCAGATCATCGGCGTGTAAAGCGCCGAAAAAATGAAAGGAGCAATTATGGAAACTTTTGGCATCGCAAGCGTGGCGGTCATCACCGTCATCACCTACCTCGTGGGGATGGTGGGCAAGGCCAGCAGCATGAACGACAAGTGGATCCCCATCCTGTGCGGGGTCTGCGGCGGTCTGCTGGGGGCTGTCAGCTACTATCTGGCACCCATCCCGGACTTCCCGGCGGGCGACCCCATCACCGCCATTGCCGTGGGCATCGTCAGCGGTCTGGCAGCCACCGGCATCAATCAGGCTGTCAAGCAGCTGAGCAAGGGGGAGTGAGATATGGGCAAGCGCATCACTGCCGCATATCCCATTGCCAAGGCGGGCGGCATCCCCATCAACACCAGCATCCCGGCCAGCAAGGAGACCTATGACCGGCTGGGCGGGCGGGACGTGGCCTTTGTGGTGCTGCACTACACGGGCAACGTCAGCGACACCGCCGAGGCAAACTGCAAGTATTTCGCGGGCGGCGACCGGGAGGCCAGCGCACACTACTTCGTGGATGAGGACAGCATCTACCAGTCCGTACCGGCCTGTGACCGGGCGTGGGCGGTAGGCTCTCCCGCTCCGGTACATCCCCTCTGCCGCAACACCAACAGTATCTCCATCGAGATGTGCTGCTCCGGGCACTACCATGTTTCCGAGCGCACCAAGGCCAACGCTGCGGCACTGACGGCGGAGCTGTGCAAGCTGCTGGGCATCTCCGGCGTGGACACCTACGTCCTGAGACACTACGACGTGACCGGGAAGTCCTGCCCCCGGCAGATGGCAGGGAAGAACAATGCGGAGTGGGAGGCGTTCAAGGCCAGCGTCAAGGCGCTGCTGAACGAGCAGCCCAAGCCCGCACCCGCACCGACGACGAAGGAGGAGACGATCAACATGGAACTGCGTATGCTGCGCCGTGGCATGGAGGGCAATGACGTCCGGGCCGCCATGCTGCTGATGAAAGACAAGGGCTATTACCCTGACGAGATTTGGAGCGGTGACAAGCTGTTTGGCCCCAAGATGGAGGCGGGCCTGCGCCGGATGCAGGCAGATCACGGTCTGGGCGTTGACGGCATCATCGGCAATGCCAGCTGGAATTTTCTGCTGAAATAAAGGATAAAATAAATCCACTGGAGGGCGCAGAGGACACCGCTACGCCGGCCTCACGCCCGTGCATAAACATCCGCACCTCCACGGCACACCGTGGGAAATGATAGATCAGCACAAAAGAATCCGCAAAAAACTATCCACTATGGCACCATTCCGCGCCACAGAAACAATCCGTGCGGTAGGGCTACCGGAAGACGAGGAAACCTGTGTAATTGACGTGGACATTTTTGGCCGCACCTGCGTACAGACGGCGGCAAAACTACATATCAGCGTAGATGGATTTTACAAATTGCGCCGCCGCGCATACCAAAAACTGGCGGATGCATTCAATTTCTAAAAGTAGCCGCGCCCTTTTTGGGTGCGGCTACTTTTCGTTTTTGCACACAATTGGTGTACACTGTAACTACATTATTGCAGAATCAAGGCAGAATCCGGGCAGTTTATTTGCCCGGATTTCTTTTATTATAGAGGCAAGGAGGCGGGAATATGTACGAGCGCTTAATCAAATGCGGGTTTACCGCGCAAATGGCGCAGGATATTTGCATTCTGTACGCAGACGATCCCCAGGGGCTTTTAGCGTATGTGGAAATTGCTGAAAGCCTATATAGGGGTTGCAATCATGTATAAATATTTTAATCCAAATCCCTGCGGGAAAAACGTGTCCGATTGCACTGTCCGTGCGATCTGTAAGGCCACGGGAAAGGATTGGGGCGAGGTTTATCTCCGGCTGTGCATGCGTGGCTACTTGGACGGTGATTTACCCAATGCAAACGCCTGTTGGGGCGCGTATCTGCGGTCCTTAGGCTACCGGAGATACATCATACCGGACACTTGCCCGGACTGTTACACGGTCGGCAGGTTTGCCGATGAGCACCCGCGCGGGACATATATTCTCGCCCTCTCTGGTCATGTAGTGTGCGTTCAGGACGGGATTATCTATGACAGCTGGAACAGCGAGAACGAAATCCCGCTTTATTTCTGGGACAAAGAAACGGAGGAATGAACATGGCATATCCCTATTTCAACCCCTATTATCCACAGCCGATGCCGGACAACCTCATGCAGATGCGGCAGATGCAGCAGCCACAGATGCAGCCCATGCAGCAGCCTATGTCGCAGCCAGGGCAACAGAACCCCATCGCGCAAGGCGGCGTACAGTGGGTAAGCGGAGAGCAGGAGGCAAGAGGTTATCTCATCGCGCCCAACTCTGCCGTAGCGCTGTGGGATTCCACCGCCCCCACCGTTTACCTCAAGCAGGCAGACGCAAGCGGAAAACCGACGCTCAAGATTTATGACCTCGTAGAACGCACAGAAACGGCCCCTAACGCGCCGCAAAAGCCGGGCGTGGAATTTGTCACCCGCAAGGAGTTTGACGCGCTGGCGGCGCTTGTGGGCGAAATAAAGAGCAAGAAGAAGCGCAAGGTCGAGGAGGACGAGGACGATGACTAATCCGTTCATGGCCGCGCTGGGCGGCGGGCAGATGCCGGGGCCGGTAGGCCAGTTCCAGCACATGATGCAGCAGTTCAACCAGTTCAAATCAAATTTCAATGGCGACCCCAAAGCCGAGGTCGAAAAGCTCTTGCAGAGCGGTAGGCTGAACCAGCAGCAGCTCAACCAGCTACAGCAGATGGCGAAGCAGTTTCAAAGCCTGATGCAGTAATCATCAACATAAATCAACATCGTGGCCACGATTTGATGAATAAAAATTTTTCAAAGGAGTGATACTATGTCTCTTTCTGACGGCGGCGTTCAGGCCACTATGCCTGTTGCGCCCGTAAATTCCAGCAACGGCGGCTTCGGCTGGGGCGGAGAAGGCAGCTGGTTTATTATTATCTTGTTCCTTTTCGCATTTCTTGGTTGGGGAAATGGCGGCTGGGGGAACAACGGCAACAGCGGCGGCGTGGTCGACGGCTATGTGCTGACCTCTGATTTTGCCAATGTCGAGCGCAAGATTGACAGTGTAAATCAGGGCCTTTGCGACGGGTTTTACCAGCAGGCGCAGCTTGTCAACGGCACCAACATGGCGATGGCAAACGGCTTTGCACAGGCCGAGCTGTCCCGTAGCAACCAGCAAGCGGCGCTGATGCAGCAGCTCAACGCCATGCAGATGCAGGCCGCAAATTGCTGCTGCGAGAATCGCGCGGCTATCGCGCAGGTGCGCTATGATATGGCGGCGCAGGCGTGCGACACGCGCAACACCGTGCAGAACGCGACCCGCGACATCATCGACAACGCTAACAGCAACAGCCGCGCAATCCTCGACTTCCTGACGCAGAGCAAGCTCTCTGACCTCCAGGCCGAGAACCAGGGCTTGAAGCTGGCGGCAAGCCAGGCGGCGCAGAACAGTTATCTGGTGTCTCAGCTCCGGTCTTCTCCCATTCCGGCCTACACGGTGCAGAACCCCTATTGCTGCAACCAGTTTGCCTGTTGTGGCTGCTGACAACTGCATAGCGTAGCTTTTCCCTATGTTGGGAAATGGTCGGCCCCGTGCCGATACTAAACAAAAGCGGCGGGGCAATAGCCCTGCCGCTGTATTTTATGAAAGGACTGAAATTATGGCTGAATATGTAAATCCCGGAATCGTGACCGTCCCTGCTGGCCAGAATGTTCCGATGGTCTCCACGGCGGCTTGCGGCAAGCCCTGCATCGTCCACCGCGAGGGCAGTGGACTTGTCACCCTGCGCGGATTGACGCAGCAGTGTAAGGCGCGCTTTAAGGTGAGCTTTGGCGCGAACATCGCCGTCCCCACTGGCGGCACGGTAGGCGCGATCACCACGGCGCTTGCCGTCAACGGCGAAGCACTCAACGGAGCAACGGCGACCGTCACCCCGGCTGCGGTGGAAAACTATTTTAACGTCTACGTCAGCACCATTGTGGAAGTGCCGCGTGGTTGCTGCGTGACCGTTGCAGCAAAGAACACCAGCGCGGAGGCGGTCAGCTTTGCCAATAGCAACCTAACCATCGACCGTGTGAGCTGAGAAAGGAGAACACAATGGGTATGAAATCTATGTATGAACTGCGGGATATGCTCTGCAAGGAGCTGGACGAACTGGCCCGAAAAGGCGAATTGGGTGCGGGTGACCTAGAAATTGCCCACAAACTGACAGCAACCATCAAGAACATCGATAAGATCGAGATGATGGAAGGCGGCGGCTATTCCCGCGATGAAGACTATTCTCGCCGCTATTCCCGCGACGGAGACTGGCAGTCGGGCATGCGCGGCGCTTATGACCGTGATATGTCCAATGCGAGACGCGGCACGCATTATGTGCGCGGCCACTATTCCCGTGATGGTGGCATCGCCAACATGAAACGCCAGTTGCAGGAAATGCTGGACAACGCCGACGACGAAAGCATCCGCAGAGCCATCCAGCGCTGCATGGACACAATCGAGGACTAAAGGGGGTGCACCCCTATGGTCGACGAGAATGAGGTCAAGCGCTGGATAGCTCGCCTTGAAACAGAAGAATCGAGCTGGACAAACTATGAGAAACTGGCGGCGCTCTACATTATCCGTAACGAGCACGGCGGGGAGCAACTGCAGGCGAAAACGCCCCCAATGCTGTATTCTGCAGAGCCTGCGCCGGCCAAGAAAATAAAACCATCCGGCAGTGAATTTTTGAAAGCGGTTGGGAATGTAGCGCAGGATAGGGCGTGGGAAGTTATGGACGAGCTTATGGACACACTAAAAATCGTCAATGAGAAAGCTTATAACAGCGTCCTAAAAAAACTAACCTAAATCGCTACTACTAACACGTTACTAACAAAGCTAATCTTGGCAAAAATAAAAAAGTCCGGGAACCCTTGAGATTCCTGGACTTTTTTGGTGGAGACTGCTGGACTCGAACCAGTGACCTCCTGCGTGTGAATTATAATCGTTTTGAATATATAAGCACAAAAGTTAATAAAAATAACAACATTTGTTGCGATTTTGCAACTTTTCGCAGAGCAATTTTGCACGGGCTTGCCTTGGCTCCCGTAGGTAACTAACAAACTACTAACAAATTTTCGCCTTTTTAACGGCCTGCACCAATTCCTCCGCTGACGTATGGACGTATATATTTGCGGTAGTGGAGTAGTTGGCGTGGCCGAGGATCCTCTGTAGCGTCTCCGGAGCAATCCCCGCTTTTCTCGCCCAGCTTGCATAGGTGTGCCGGGTGGAGTGCGGCGTTTTGCGCTGGATTTTTAATTTTTCCAAAAGCGGGTAATAATCCCGGCGGCGGAAGTTTGCTGGGATTTTTTCCCCAGCATAGCCGGATATGAGCAGTGGGCCGGTAGCCTTATTTGCAAAATAGGCAAAGTATGGGATCCCTTCGGGGCGGATTGGGATGATCCTGTTTCGCCCAGCCTCCGTCTTTTCACCGCCGACCACATAATCTTTGTGATAATCTTTAGCCGGTAGGGAAAACAATTCCCCTATGCGCATTCCTGTGTAAATCAGCATGAGGATAATTTTTGCGGTGTCGCTGCCGTCCGCTTCCAGCTTGCTTATTTCAGCATCGGTAAATGTTTCTTTTTCTTTTTTTGTGTTTTCGGGGAGCTGGACGAATTTTGCAAAATTTGTTGTGATGATCTCCTCGCGCATGGCCCATGTGGACATCTGCGTTATGAGTTGCTTATACTTGGACACAGTGCTATGGGATTTATGCATATGGGCATCCAGTACGCCCTGAAAATCCGCCGTTTTTAAGTCCCGGAACTTCCGGTCGTGCAGCGGCGCAAAAATTTTAAATGCGCCGTCATAGCCTTCTATACCGTTTGGCCCTATTTTTTTGTAATGCTCCTCTTTCCAAGCGTCAAACACCTGGGCAAAGGTCATGTTGTACTGCTCCGTTAAATCCTTGCCTGCAAGACGTTCCAGCGCCGCTATAGCATCTTTTTTGGTAGGGTAATATCCTATAATGATTTTTTGCTTTGCAGCCACCCAGGGCCTGCGTCGGCGCCCGGCGAGCTTATACACTGTCCCGGTTCCGTTGGCCCTCCTCATTGCTTTTCCCATTTTTATCCTCCTACCCTATATTTTTATCAGTTTGATGGTGCCTGTAATATCGCAGCGCATTAATCAGCGAAGCAATGATTACACCGACGCCCACCGCAAGCAGAGCAAATAGCATCCAGCCGATTGGTGTAATCTTCCCGTTGCGGATAAGCCCTGTTTGCGGGACGCTTGAGTCAAACGCCAAATATCCAAATATTATGGATACGGAAATCGACAGCGAAAGTGTCAGGATATACACCCAAATTTGCAATACTCGCTCCTTTTTTTCATGCTTTGCCACTGATCCGGTCAGTTGCTCCATGCCGCCCTCTAAGTGCGCAATGCGTAGGGCTACGCTATGCTTTGCATCTGCATCGGCCATTGCTCTGTGTGCCTCTGCCAGCTGCTCCTCCGTGGTTGGTCTCTTTACGATACCAAAATACTCATCTATAGACACACCGAGGGCGGCGCATATAATCCCCATTTTGTATAGGCTTGGATCCTTTGACGACGCAGAAAAGTAATTGCTGATCGTGGACGATGACAGATCTGTTAAATCGGCTAAGTCTTGCGTGGTAAGATGCTGGTCCTCTTTTGCATCTCTGCAAATATCCTGCAAAGTTTTTTCCATTTCTTCCCCTCCTGCCTTATTTCGGGCAAACCTCTCCGTTTGTTTTTATCTGCTAATCGTATATTATCCGGTTTTTGGATTGACTTGCCAAACAACAAACTGATACAGTGGTTATGCGGCCAAGAGCCAGTGACGGCGATAGGCGGCAAAAAATCCCCACCGTCCGGTGCGGGGGCGGTGGGGACTATATGAAATAATCTTCTGTGGATTTCACTTAATCCCCAATAGCTTGCCGACTTTTCTTTGTCGCCCCGCCTTTGTTGTAGGAATTCCCGTTGCTTTTGCAATCTTGCGTTTTGCGCTGGTAATTCCAAGCGCACGTTTCCAGCTAAAGGAAAGCCCTGGTATTTTAAAGGAAGATTTTTTAGCCATTTCTAATTATGCTCCTTCTTAAAAAATTTTTTATATTGTTGCCCTAAACTGTGCAACAAATGCCATATTTTGACTATAGGTAGATAAACCGAAAGGAGAAATAATGTGGATTGGAATCAGAAAAGTATAAAGATGGAAATTGTAAGCTATAAAACGAAAAATAAATGTGGCACAATAAGGGAAAGGCTCAAAGAAGAAATCCTCACGCTTACCGATACACAGGCGGAATATGTGCTAAGGAGGTTGCAATGTTTACTGCACGAAAAGAATTAAATGATCTGCTTCCCGCTCCCATTGCTGGCGCTCGACTTCCGTCAAGTGCTTGTCGTTGGTGCTGGACGGTCTAAAAGTATATCTCATAGTATCGCCTTTGCACTTAAAACAATCGGCAGCAGTTTCTCGCACTGCTCGTCCGTCAAATCATTAAGAGCATCCATCAAAGCCTTTTTTGCTGGGCTCCCGCCCTCGATCTCCGGATCGGGGGCTTTTTTTGCGCCCTCCGAAGCTGCGGGGGCGGCTACATCGTCCGGCATAATGTCCTCTACGGAGACACCGAGATATTCGGCAATAACGGGAAGGCGAACATTTGACGGCTTAGTTTTTCGCGTGTTCCATTGGCTATAAATGCTATTTGATAGCCCTAATGCGCGGCTTAAATCGGCTCCATTTTTGCCCTTTTTACTCAAGTAAAAGTTGATTTTGTCTATAGCGTCCATTTGCACCTCGTATATATTGTGCAGTTCGCTGAAACTAATAAAAACTAATAGAAAGTGGTTGACTTATAATTTCTAATTAGTTATAATTAGAACCGTCGGGAGGCAATACAAAACCAAGCCCCCTGCACTTAGCGGACTGCGGAAAATATTAAGGGTTGTTGGCACTTCCATAATACCACAGTTTGCTAAGTTGTCAAGTAAAACTTAGTTTTTGTTGATTGCGGAGAGGGAAAGCCGCCCTGATGCCGTAACACCCGTATTCAACCTTAAAAACTAAGCAAGAATCAAACTGGAGGTGACAGAATGAGTTTTCGCAGCGCTCGGTTGGCCGCTGGGCTAAGTGTCCGGCAGGTCATCGAGAAACTAAAGGTGACGGATGCGGCGGTTTATATGTGGGAGACCGGCACGCAGGCACCGAGAGCCAGCCGCTTGCCGGAGATCGCCGAGCTGTACGGCTGCACGGTGGACGAGCTGTTGAAGAAGGAGGATGACAAATGATCGAAACCATGACGCTGCACCAGGCATCGAAGTATCTTAGAGATAAAGGCTTGAGCCTTTGTTCTGACACTCTGGCCGACGGCCTGGAGCAGGGCGTGTACCCCTTTGGCGTGTGCATCCGTACCGACCGCAGCCGTGTATTTCAGATTTTCAAAAAGAAGCTGGATGCGTGGATTGCGGAGCGGGAGGAGTAAACATGGACGGTTACACATTGACGCTGGTCATCATCGGGGTCGCAACGGTCAGCTATTGGTTTGGCTGCTGGTGGACAAACTGGACAGATCAGGCAAGTGAGAATTTAGGAGGAATGAAGATGCAAAGACATTACTACGCCATCGTGGCTGAGAAGCACTACGACCGTGTAGCTATGCGGTCGGAGTGCAATGTGGCCGAGGTGGGCGATCTGGTTAGCGGCAGCAATAAGACAACCGTATATTCCGGGTACAAGGTCATCACAGAGCCACGCTTTGTTTTGTACGGAACCGGTGAGGACGATTTCCTGAACGCCCTGTATTGGGGGGATATCCCCCAGGTTTCCAAGGTCACACGGGATGTGTGGAAGCTGGAGCCGGAAAAGGAGGATGCATCCGATGCGGACATCTGACACGGTATTGGATGCGGAGGCGAAAGCCATCCGGGACGAGGAAAAGGAACTGGCGGAGCGAGAGGAGGAGACGCAATGATGCTGACATGGGCGCTGGTGTATCTGGGAGCCGGAACGGCGGTTTACGGCTTCATGTGGCTGGTGGACAAACTGGACGGGAAGTAACACAAACGGAGGGAAAGACGATGAAAGCATACAAGGGCTTTGACAAGGACCTGAAATGCAGAGGATTCCAGTACGAGGTGGGAAAAGAGTACGAGGAGGCAAACGCCGCCCTTTGCAAAAAGGGATTCCACGCCTGCGAGAACCCGCTGGACACGTTCCGGTACTATAGACCGACAGATAGCCGGTACTGCGAGGTTGATGTGGACGACAACGGCGAACGCAACAGCACTGACAGTAAGGTTTGCGGCAAACATATTAAGATTAGCGCAGAGATCGGGCTGAAAGGCGTTATCAACGCCGGTGTGCGGTTTGTGTTTGACAAGTGCGAGAGCGCAACCGAGGAAAACGCATCCGGTTGGAGTGGCAACGCCGCCGCATCGGGTGATAGTGGCAACGCCGCCGCATCCGGTTGGAGGGGCAACGCCGCCGCATCGGGTGATAGTGGCACGGCTGTCGTAACCGGCTTCGCTGGGAGAGCGACCGCATTGGGCGAACAGTGCCTTGCTGTGGCATGGGGCGAAGATAGCCTTGCAAGAGGCACTGTGGGCAACTGGATTGTCGTTTCTGAGCGTGACGATGATGGCAACATCATTGATGTCAAAATTGCAAAGGTGGACGGCGATACCGTCAAGGCGGACACATGGTACAAACTGGTGAACGGCGAGATCATGGAGGCTTAGTAATGTATTTGTGTGATTATTGTGGGGCAGCGTTCCATTCGTTGGATTACATCGAGGAAAAGTCCGATGAGTGCGGAAACAGCATAATTTATGTTTGCCCAGAATGCGGAGAGGAGATTATCCCCGGAGAAGCGGATGAATGTCCTGTTTGCCACGGCTGGAAGCCGATGAAGTCTGCTATGTGCCACAAGTGCGAGCTGGAAACAATCGGAAATTTCAAGCTGGCTATACGGAAGTTCTCCGATGTGCAGCTTGATTATATTTCCGAGCTGACGGAGGGTGAGTATCTCTCGGAGTTTTTGCATAAGGGGGGCTTGGGATGATAAACGGCGTCCTCCGGTACATAAAAGCTACAGTGGAAATCCCATTCCCAGAGGGGAAAATGTGCTGTAACCTCTGCCCACTTTTGGAGACGTATTCGCGAAATCAATGCCGCCGCACGGGGGAGTATTTGCTGGACACACGAATCGTCGGGGCATATTGCCCGCTACAAGTTGTTGATGAGGAGAAAACCGAATGATGAATATCTACGAGAAAATCGCTGCAATCATGCAGGATGTCCAGTATTTGGCAAAGGACGATCATGTAGAGTTTGGCAGCACCAAATACAAGGCACTGAGCGAGGAGAAAGTAACCTCCATCATGCGTGCGGAACTGCTGAAACACAAACTGGTTGTATACCCCATCGCACAGACAGCCGGGAGAACTGGGAACATTACCCACGTGGATGTCATCTACCGCATGGTCAACGTGGAAAACCCGGAGGAATACATCGAGATTGCATCCTGCGGAGATGGCGCAGACACACAAGACAAGGGCAGCGGCAAGGCCATGACCTATGCGTTTAAGTATATGTGGCTGCGGACCTTTGCGCTTCCCACCGGCGAGGACCCGGACAAAATTTCCTCCGCCGAGCTGGACGAGAAGGAGCGGAACGCCGCTCCGGTGTGTGAGCGATGTGGAGCTGACATTGTGTCCGTCAAGAAGCGCAACGGCGAAATGTGGACGGTAAAGGACATGGTTAAGTACTCCAAGGGCCGCTACGGAGCGCAGATGTGCGCCGACTGCATGAAGGCCGCGAAGAAGGAGCAGGGCAATGTTGCAGGCTGATGTGACCGCCGCACGGTGGCAGCAGGACAGCGATGGGGCGTGGCTGTGCCTCCGGGTACAGTCCCCCGCCTCTGCAATGACCATCTGTGACGAGATGAAGCCGGACAAGCAGTATGTGGTGCAGATCAAGCGCAAGGGCAGGAGCCTTGACGCAAACGCTTATGCGTGGGTTTTACTGGATAAACTGGCGGCACACTATGGGATTCCGAGGAATGATGTGTACCGGGAAGAAATCAGGATCATCGGTGGTGTGAGCGATGTCGTGTGCATGGTATCAAAGGCGGCGGACGAGTTCTGCCGCAGATGGGAGGCGAAAGGAACCGGCTGGATGGCGGAACAAGGACCAAGCAAAATTCCTGGCTGCGTGAACGTGGCGGTTTGGTACGGCTCAAGCACCTACGACACAGAGCAGATGTCACGGCTGATTGACCAGATCGTTGCCGATTGCCGAGAAGCTGGAATCGAGACTATGACACCGCAGGAGTTGGATGCGCTAAAATCCCGCTGGGGCGAAGCTCAGCCGCTGGGAGGTGATAAAGGTGACTGATGAAAGACGGTGTTTCCTGTGCGGCAGAAATGGCGCAAGTGACCCGCTGGAGCGGCACCATATCTTCGGCGGTGCGTACCGAAACAAGAGCGAGAAATACGGCCTTGTGGTGTATCTCTGCGGCGAACGATGCCACAGGAACGGTGGAAACGCTGTACACCGAAACGGGAATCAAATGCGTCTGCTTCGCCGATACGGCCAGTTAAAGGCCATGCAGGAACAGAGATGGACGGAAGATGACTTCCGCCGTGAATTTGGAAAAAGCTATTTGTAAGGAGGAAAACGATGGTAAACAGAACGATTTTGCAGGGGCGGCTTTGCTCTGACCCCGAATTGCGCCGCACCAACAGCGGAACAGCGGTGTGCAGTTTCCGTGTGGCATGGAGCGAGAAGGTAAAGGACAGAGAAACGAAGCTGTTTCTCTCCTGCGTGGCATGGCAGAGCACGGCAGAGATGATTTGCAAGCACTTTGCTAAGGGCAAGGAGATCGTCGTGGAGGGCAAACTTTCCAGCCGGGAATACGAGGATAACAGCGGCAACAAGCGCACGGTGGTGGAGCTGACGGCGGACCGGGTACATTTCAGCGGCAGCAAGGACAGCGCACCACAGAAGCCCGCACAGACATTCGAGGAGATTTCCGAGGACGACGGCGATTTGCCGTTTTAAGGCGGTGCGCCGATGCCGAACAGAATCATACGCGAGAGCATCTGCACCAGCGACAGCATAGATGGGCTTTCGTGGTTCGAGGAGGTCTTGTTCTATCGGCTGATTGTTTCTTGCGATGATTTCGGACGCTATGACGGACGGGCCGCGATTATCAAAAACAGGCTATTCCCTTTGAAAGAAAATCTTACTCTGAAAACTGTAGAAAACGCCCTTCATGGACTGGCGAGTGCTGGATTGGTTGCCCTTTATACTTCACAGGGCAAGCGCTTCCTCTACCTACCAACATGGGGTAAGTATCAGAACCAGAGAGCAAAGGAAAGCAAATATCCTGAGCCTGTAGAGCCTACGCAAGCAGATGAAATCATTTGCAAACAAATGAATGCAGATGTTCCCGTATTCGAGAATCGAGAATCGGGAATCGATATACGAGAATCGAGAAGCGAGAATAATGCGCGCGAGGCGCGATTCTCTCCGCCTTCTTTGGCCGAAGTTCAGGCTTATATCTCCGAACGGGGGTCTGCGGTTGACGCACAGCAGTTCGTCGATTTCTACGCCAGCAAGGGATGGATGGTTGGGAAAAACCGCATGAAGGACTGGAAGGCTGCCGTCAGAACATGGGAGAAGCGCAGAAAGGAGGAAGCCGGTGAACAGCCAACAAAGCAAGAATACCATGTCGGAACATGGCTGTGACATCTGCGGCGGGCTGGGCTACACCGTCCGGCGCACGGAAAGCGGCGAACTGGTGAGTAGAACCTGCAAATGTGAGATCATTCGTCGGAATAGGCTTCGCATGGAGCGTTCCGGACTTCTGGGACTGCTGGATAGCTGCACCTTTGAGTCGTTCCAAACTCAGGAGTATTGGCAACAGGCCGCAAAGCAAGCGGCGGAGAAGTATTTGACCGACTGGAAAGGCAAGTGGTTTTTCATCGGCGGATCTCCCGGCACTGGGAAAACACACCTGTGTACGGCGATTTGCGCCAAGCTGATGGACGGAGGAATCCCAGTGCGGTATGTGCAATGGCGGGGAGATATTCCGGCAATCAAGGCAAAGACCAACGATGCCGAAGCATACGCCGAAGCCATGCAGCCGATGAAAACCGTCCGTGCGCTGTATATCGACGATTTTCTCAAGGGGAGCGTAACGGATGCCGACAAAAACATCGCCTTTGACCTGCTGAATGCCAGGTATATCAACCCGGATGCAATCACGATCATCTCCACGGAGCTGACCATTGACCGCATTTTGAGCTGGGACGAGGCAATCGGGAGCAGGATCAACCAGAGGGCGAAGGATTATATGCTGAACATCGGCAAAAAGAAGAATTGGAGGCTGCAATGACAAAACGGGAGGAACGGAGATGAAGCACCTCGGCGATATTACGAAAATCAACGGCGCAGAAATTGAGATCGTGGATGTTATCACGGGCGGATCGCCGTGCCAGGACTTGAGCATTGCAGGAAAACGCACCGGATTGGCCGGTGCAAGGAGCGGATTGTTCATGGAACAGACCCGCATCGTAAAGGAGATGAGAGAGCATGACAGAGAGAGCGGACGGACAGGTGACATGGTCAGACCTCGGTTTATGGTCTGGGAAAACGTGCCCGGAGCATTCTCGAGCAACAAAGGGCGAGACTTCGCGGCAGTCCTCGAAGAGATCATCCGCATCGCAGAGCCGGAAGCCCCCGATATTGAAGTGCCTGAAAAGGGTTGGAACACCTGGGGGGGCTACCACGATGAAGTGGGAGGACGATGGAGCGTGGCTTGGAGAGTGCATGATGCGCAATACTGGGGAGTCCCCCAACGCCGCCGTCGTATCTCGATTGTCGCAGATTTTGGAGGCGACACCGCAGGGGAAATACTCTTTGAGCGCAAAAGCGTGTCAGGGCATCCTGCGGAGAGCGGAACGGCGGGGGAAAGACTTGCCGGAAACGCTGAAAGCGGTGCTTCTTATGCAGTCCGGATCAGGGGGGGCTGTGACGGAGGAGGAAAGGGCGCTTTAGTGCAGGAGGACAAGAGCGGAACGCTCGGCACCGGCAACGACCAGACGATTTTCTGTTTACAAGGGAACGGGATTGACCGCGCAGACACCGCTGGATGCAACGGGAAAGGCTGGCGGGAGGACACGAGTTATACCTTGAACACCATCGACCGACCGGCGGTCTGCGCGGGAGTAAGATGCCTGACACCGTGGGAGGCACAAAGCGCACGGGTGTATGACCAAGATGGTGCATGGCATAGTTTAAACGCCAATGAAAACGGTGGCATGGCGCGGGACAGCGTATTGTGCGCCGGGTTTAAGGCTGGACAGGGCGCACAGGCGGGCGGCATCGGGTACAGTGAGGAAGTATCGCCCACGCTGACGGCGGCACCCAGCGGGACGAACCAAACCCCGGCGGTGGTTGCACTGGATATGTCGCACGCCTGTGATGTCATCCGAGACTGCGGCGAGATCGCTCCGAGTTTGCAAGCCCGTATGGGAACCGGCGGCAACCAAGTGCCGCTTACATACCAAGATGTGACAGGTACGCTTTCGCCCGGTGCTCATTCTGGGAGCTATAACGGGCAAGACGCATACAACGATATGCTGGTGTGCGGGGCAACACCGGAGGTGGCACACGCACTGCGGGCAAAGGCTTCCTGCGCATACCGGGAGGACGCGGAGACATACCCGGTGCAGAACATGGTGGTGCGACGCCTGACCCCGATGGAGTGCGAACGGCTGCAGGGCTACCCGGACGGATGGACAGACATCGGCGAGTGGATGGACAGCAAGGGCAAGCGCCACAAGGATGCGGACAGCCCCCGGTACAAGGCACTGGGCAATTCCATCGCATTGCCGTTCTGGGACTTCCTGGCAAAGCGTATCAGCGCGCAATATCTTCGCCCTGTTACGATGGGCAGCCTGTTTGACGGCATCGGCGGCTTTCCGCTGGTGTTTGAGCTGCACAACGGCAAGGGCGCGGCACGCTGGGCAAGCGAAATTGAGGAATTTCCTATCGCCGTGACGAAACTGAGATTTGGGGAGGATTGACATGACCACATTACGCATGATTCCCGGCATTACATACACCCGGAAAAACCTTGAAGCACTCACCGGTATGCCGGACAGAGAGAACCGCCGGATGATACGGGAGCAGAGGCGGCAGGGTGTGCCTATCGTTGCCATGAAAGACGGCGGCTACAAGCTGGCGGAAACGGAGGAAGAAAAGCAAGCCTTACTTTCCATGTACCGCAAGCGGGCATTGGACGAGCTGGGGACATACCGCCGCCTTGCCAGAGCTATGCAGGTGGACGGGCAGATGGAGATGGGAGGCGGAAATGGCTGAACTGCACTTTACCATACCCCTGCCGCCGGTTACAAAGAAAAACAGCCAGCGCATTATGCACAGCAGCAAGACAGGGAAATCGTTTATCATGCCGTCGCAGAAGTACATCGACTACGAGGCAAAAGCTGTGTGGTACTGCAAAAAGGCTGGTGTGCATGAGCCGATCGATTATCCAGTGGAGGTTAAATGCCTGTTTTATATGCCCACCAAGCGGCGAGTGGATTTAACCAATCTGCTGGAAGCTGTTGACGATGTGATGGTCAAGGCGCGTGTGCTGCTGGACGATCACTGCGGCATTATCGTCAGTCATGACGAAAGCCGGGTGCTGTACGACAAGGAGACCCCACGGACGGAGGTGAGCATAACCGCCTATGAATGATTTTGACTATGACATCGTGCAGAAAAAGCGTGTTGCAAGAGGTGCGTTTGCCCATGTAAACCGTAAGCGTGGGAAATGCAGATTGCCCAGTGATTATCTCACTGCGGCGCAGAAAAAGGAGATGAACGGAGCGGTGAAAACTTACAACATCACGCGGCCTATGCCGTTGGCTGAATTCAAGGGAATGCCGGACGACCTGCAGCGAGAATACCTGCGGAATATGCAGAGTTGTGGAGGGGCAGCTACATACCTTGCAGACGAGATGGGCTGTTGCAGCGCCACCATCAGAGAATATGGAGAAAAGCTGGGCGTGCCGTTTGTGCGAGGTGGTCGGAACCTTGACTTGTGGCAAAAGAAACTATCGGAGTGGCACACAGCCGAAGTGACGGCAGCAGAAACGCCGGAGAAGCAGACCGACGAAATTGCCCCACCCGCAAGGGGTGCAGAGCTGCTGCACGCACGGCTCACTATCCGGGGAGACCGGGAAAGCGTTTTGCAAAATCTACGCCTGCTTATGCCGAATGAATGTGAAGTCACGGTTGAGTGGTGAGAGGAGGAGAAAACTTGTGAAGGAGCATATTACCACTGGAGGGAAAACGCTTTGCTGGACTTGTAGAAAAGCGTATGGAGGATGCTCATGGACAGAAGTAGACTACACAAAAGAGGGCTGGCCTATACGCTTTGAGCCGGTAAAGGGATGGAATGCAATTCCGACCAAAAATGAAAAATACACGTCGGTTTTGGTGGTAAGTTGCCCAGAGTACGATCCTGATGATAGAAAGGAGGATACACATGACGGCAGATTTTGCGGGTATGGGGAAGCGCCTGCGGGAGGCGAGGGAGAAGGAACTTATGTCGCAAAATGATTTGGCTTTGGAATCTGGTGTAGCACCATCGACAATCAGCTATATTGAGTGTGGACACAGCACCGCATCGGTGTGGGTGCTGGCACATATCTGTGATGCGCTTGGGGTATCTATGCAATGGATGGTATACGGGAGAGGAAGAAAATGAGCAGAAAGAGCATATTTACAGTTGCCGGAGGTGCGGCCCTTGGTCTGCTGATTGCCGCCGGGATATTGTGGGGGGAGCTGATTGCCGCCGAAGCAGAATATGCGGTGGAGCAAGAGCCTGATTTGCCTCCGGTGGCGGAAGCAATCCGCCAAGAAACGCCACAGGAAGCCGCCTACACGAACGAAAGCGCCATGACCGTGACAGCATACTGCCCCTGTGAAAAATGCTGTGGAGCGTATTCAAACGGCTATACAGCCACAGGAGCGAAAGCCACACAGGGCGTGACCATCGCAACGGACCCGGATGTTATCCCGATGGGTACGGAGGTTGAGATTGATGGGCATATCTACATAGCGCAGGATGTGGGCGGAGCAATCAGCGGAAACCGCATTGACCTGTACTTTGATAGCCACGAGGACGCACTCCAATGGGGTGTTAGGGAAAAGACTGTGAGGTGGAGTGATGGAACGACTGACGAAACGTGACACCGATGGACAGGTAATGATGGACTGCGAGAAGTGCAAAGCGGATTGGGCGGGGAGGCATGGTCAGCCGATGTTTGACTGCACCGCGCTGTACTGCCGCAATCGCCTCAAGAGCCGCCTCGCCGCCTACGAGGACACGGGTCTGGAACCGGGAGAAGTCCACAGTATGTGGGGCGAATGGAATGCCATGATGTCAGTGCTGAACAGCATCGGAGGAGGTTATGACCGCCTGCGGGAGCTGGCAGAGGCCGACAAGGACGGGCGGCTGGTGGTGCTGCCATTTACCAGTGGGCGCACTTTGCTATGCAAGGAAAACATCGACAGTCTGCGACTTATGAAGGATGTAGATCTTGCAATTCGCTATTGCAGCAGTTGCGGAATTGTGTTTCACATGGGTTACAATGTGTTCTGTGATCTGGTGAAACATGGGAGAATTACTGCGGTAAGCGAGGAAGCGGAGAAAGCACTGGAGGCGATGAATAATGGCTGAATATCATGTTGGATGCGGCGCATTTGGGATTTACGCGGGTACACTAAACAGTAAGAACAAGAACCTATGGCAGAACAAAACGGAGTGCACCGATGAAGCCTTATGTGCTGTGCGCGACTATTTAATACAGGAATGTCTTGGTGGTCTGCACGGTGACAAGTCCTCTGGCGGCTATGAGTGGACGTTAAAAGACGGGAGAGTTGCCAAACTGCTTGTGGCGATTGAGAACGGAGGTGACAACGATGCCTGATTGTAAGGCGTGTGGAAAGTGGTTTGCTACAATGGAGCAGTGCGAGTTGTGCCCGACTTGCGAAAGAGCGTTAGAACGACTGCGCAACTACGCTGCCCCGGTGGTGCACGGGCGGTGGGAATACATCCAGCAAACGCTTAACACGCTCAGTCAGCTTAGGTGTTCGTTTTGTGGGTGGTGGTCTCTTGACCCGTCTATTGATGGTGCCTACAACTACTTCCCCAACTGCGGGGCAAAGATGGACGGAGGTGACGGCGATGCGGCTGATTGATGCGGAAGAATTAGAGCGCTTGTTTAACGAACAAATTGAACAAGGTGTAGGTGTAATAGGTGCGTTTGATGCGTTTTATGATGCTTTGCAAGACACACCCACCGTGGACGCTGTGGCCGTGGTGCGGTGCAAGGAGTGCAAGTACAGTTGCAAAGATGGAAATGGACGTTCCTGCGAAGGCTATTGGTATGAGCTGAGCGAGTACGATGTCACAGTAAAGGACGATGACTTTTGCAGCTATGGAGAACGGAAGGACTATGATTAAAGACAGCGGAGAAAGAACCAAGTTTCCAAGCGGAGCGCTCCGGGATATGCACACGGGCAAGGGACGGATGGATTTGCTCCCTTGGTTGGCTATCATGGAAGTGTCGAAGCACTGCGAGGCGGGTGCTTTGAAATACGGGGAGCATAATGTCGATAAAGGAATCCCAACCCACAGTCTGTTAGATTCCGCCATTCGCCACGCAGCAAAATATTTGGCGGTCTATGTAGACGAGCCGCACCTTGTAGCTGCAGCGTGGAACCTACTGTGGGCGATCGAGATGGAGATTGTCCATCCTGAATGCGTGGACACTCCGTGGAGGGCAGCCGATGGCGAATAAAGACGCAATGCTGGAAGCCTTGGAGGAAATCGAGAACGGTATGTGCCGCATTAAGGAGCGACGGAGCATTTGGCAGAATAGCCTTGTATATGCACTCTGCCAAGCTGTGCGGCTGCTTCTGATGGACAAGATCAAGGAGGGACGGAAATGAGAATTGACGGCAAAACCCTGCCCAACAACCCCATGAAAGCGTACCAGCAGGGAAAGCTGATAGGGACAAAGCAGAATATGGATTTGGTATCCGAAGTGCTGCTTACAAAGTTTGGATTCCATGTGCTGGAGGAAACGCCGGACAGCCACGACACCATGAGCATTGAGTATCTGCAAAAGTGCCTTGTGAAGCTGGTGAATGCAAAGAACAGCGGCTATGTGACCAAGAAAGACATTGCGGACGCTCTGCGGATCGACTACAAACTAATCAACAACGCAGAGTGAGGAGGCGGTCATGAGTCGAAAACAAAAACTGCCGTATGATGTGCGGCTTGAGTGCATCGCCTATGTCAGAGGTTATCCCCGGAGAGTACAGGCATACAACGATGCGCGGAGCGAGATACTGAGCGGCGGAAGCAGTGCAACAGAGGGTATGCCCCGATCACCCAGCATTGGTAGACCGGCAGAGAGCAAGGCGGAGCAGCTTGCCGCCATAGAAAACTGGCCGGAAACCAAGAAAATGCGGGCTGTAGAATACGCCATAGACCGCTGCGGGCTGGATTTGGAGAGCGAGAGCGTCCGAAAGCAGCTTACACAGGGGATCATGCGCAACTGTCAGGGCAAGCACAAGTATTCTCGAAGTAGGATCATCGTGCCGGGGATAAGCGAGCGGACATTCAGCAGGAGAAAAGAGCAGTTTTTGCTTGACATAGCCATATATTGTGGTTTTGCAGAGAAAGTTGGCACAAATTCCACCTAATGATGTGCTACAATAGGTACAGTGGATGATAAGGCATAGCCATCCACCCGTCTTTCCACTCAACCCGTTTCCTCCATCTTATGCGCCGCCGGTATTGGGCGCACCTTCGGGCACCGAAAGGTCATACCGGCACAAACAGCCTGTAGGGAAACCTATGGGCTGTTGTTATATGCAGGCGTAGCTCAGCCGGATAGAGCGGAGCAAGGCAAATGTCGGGTTTCTGTCGCAGGTTCGAATCCTGTCGCCTGCACAAGAGGCCGGGTAGCGCCCGGACACTGTGAGACCGTTCGTCGTGGCTCACATGGAAATGACAATGCTCGCTGAAAACTGCGCGTGAGGATGCGTCCTCCTTGCCATGACCGAACAGCGGCGCTTGAGATGCTTGCGGGGCCTCAAGCGGGCATGAGCGTGTGACAATCTAAGCGGGAAGACGGCCAATATGCGGCATAGGTGCCACGTAAGGGGAGACCACAGCGAGTGACGGGGACTTTCCCTGAAGCGCTAAAGCAGGGCGGGACTGCAATGCCGCACCAACCACACAAGCGGGCGAGGAAGCGCAAGAAGTTAAGTACACACAAGCTGTGGCCACAGCGGCGGACAGTTAATCCGCAAAAACAGTGTGCGGCTGATGAAAAGGCGCGGCGCGGTGTGGCACCGAAATAACTGTGTAACCCATGTTTGAGAGCTTCCAGAAGGCCGCATGGGAGGGGAAAGACTGTTACTGTAGCCAAGGGGTGGGGGCTGGTAGCAAAACAGGAGGAAAGCATGGAAATCACAAAACGGCGGCTTGCGGATATTGTGCCGTATGCCGCCAACGCAAAAAAGCATGATAAGCGGCAAATCAACAATGTTGCGGAGAGCATCAAGCAATACGGCTTTGTGCAGCCGATTGTGATTGACCGCGACGGCGTGATTGTAATCGGCCACTGCCGCGCTATGGCGGCAAAGAAGCTGGGCATGGAAGAAGTGCCGTGCGTCTGCGTGGACGATCTGACACCGGAGCAAGTGAACGCCCTGCGGCTGGTAGATAACAAGAGCAACGAGAGCGATTGGGACTTTGACCTGCTGGCTGATGAGCTGCCGGGGCTTGACTTGTCTGCTTTTGACTTTGATTGGGGTCTGCGTGATGAACTCGACACGTCAGTGGTAGAGGACAACTATGATCCTGTTTTACCGGCAGAGCCGAAGAGCAAACCGGGCGATGTGTACCAGCTTGGAGACCATCGCCTTATGTGCGGAGATAGCACATCTTTGACAGACGTACAGAAGCTCGTGGGGGGGGCACAAATGGATTTGCTGCTCACAGACCCTCCGTACAATGTGGACTATCAGGGCACCGCCGGGAAGATTAAGAACGACAATATGGAGGATACGGCCTTCAGGCGTTTCCTGACGGATGCTTTCTCCAATGCGGCGATGGTCATGAAGCCCGGTGCTCCGTTCTACATCTGGCATGCAGACAGAGAGGGGTATAACTTCCGCGGCGCGTGTAAAGACGCAATGCTGCGCGTCAGGCAGTGCCTGATTTGGGTGAAGAATTCCCTCGTAATGGGGAGACAGGATTTCCAGTGGAAACATGAACCTTGCCTGTACGGTGAGAGCGAGATTGAAGAGGATGCGCATGAGCCTTGCCTTTACGGATGGACGGAAGGCAAGAAGCACTACTTCTTCAAGAACCGCAGGCAGACAACTGTGCTAAATTTCGATAAGCCTGTCAAATCTGCGGAGCATCCGACCATGAAGCCGATTAAGCTGTTTGATTACCAGATGCAGTGCTCCAGCAAGCCGGGAGAGAATGTCCTCGACCTGTTCGCTGGGTCCGGCACAACGATCATGGCAGCGGAGCAGAATGGCAGACACGCTTTCTGCATGGAGTTTGACCCGAAGTATGCCGACGTCATTGTTGACCGGTGGGAGAAGTTCACCGGAAAGAAGGCGGTGCTTCTGCATGACTGATGCTCAGGCGACTGCGCGGAAGATGTTGAAGAAAAACCAGCAGTATTTATCCACACAGCAGATGAAAACACTGAACGGGCTGATTAAGTCCGGCGATATTACAGGGGCCATGAATGGCCTGCATACATTGGTGGCGAGAAAACTGACTGCGAGAAAGGAGGGCGCGTATGGCAAGGCCAAGAAAGGAAATAGATCAGAAGCAGTTCGAGAACCTCTGCGGCCTGCAATGCACGCTTGAGGAAATCTGCGGCTGGTTTGATGTATGCTCGGACACATTGGAAACATGGTGCAAACGAACCTATAAGAGAAGTTTTTCGGAAGTTTTTGCACAAAAGCGAGGAGCGGGGAAAATTTCACTGCGTCGGAGCCAGTGGCAGCTTGCGGCAAAGAACGCAAGCATGGCGATTTGGCTGGGGAAACAGTACCTTGGGCAGCGCGATATTGTGGAGCTGGGTTTGCCGACTGACAACACGCAGGATGACGCATTGAGTGTGAGTCTGCGTGAAATGGCAGAAGGGTTGGAGAGCGATGGGTAAATATAGAAAAAAGCCGGTTGTTATTGAAGCATTTCAGTTAAACGCAAGAGGGCTTGTCGGAGAAGATTGGTTTTGGAATGCAGTTTCGGAAAATACAATTGTTACCCATGACTTTGGCAAGCATTATCCGAATCCGGCATGGTGCGAGATAAAGACGCTTGAAGGGACAATGATTGCTCAAGCCGGAGACTATATTATTCGGGGCGTAAATGGAGAAATTTATCCATGTAAGAGCGAGATTTTTCACGTGAGTTATGAGGCCGCCCTATGATTTCAGAGAAGCAGCAGAAAATCATGGCCTTTCCGTATTCCAAATACGACGCACTTATCTGCGACGGAGCCGTGCGTTCCGGCAAGACCTCCATCATGATGTGGGCGTTCGTCCGCTGGGCGATGGAGAATTTCAGCGGTCAGCGCTTCGGCGTGTGTGGCCGCACGGTGGATAGCTGCACCAAGAACATCATCGTGCCGTTTACGGCGATGAGTCTTGCAAAGGAACGTTATATCATCCGCTGGCGGCGCGGTGACAAGGTGATGGAAGTGCGGCGCGGAGCCGTGACGAATTACTTTGAGGTGTTCGGCGGTAAGGACGAGGCAAGTTATACGCTGATCCAAGGCCGCACGCTGGCGGGTGTGCTGCTGGACGAAGTGGTGCTGATGCCGCGCTCGTTTGTGGAGCAGGCGCTGACCCGCTGCTCCGTTGACGGTGCAAAGCTGTGGTTTTCTTGCAACCCGGGAAGTCCACAGCATTGGTTTTATACAGAGTGGATCAAGCGAAACCGAGAGCGGAACGCGCTGTATCTGCATTTTGAAATGACGGACAACCCCGGGCTGTCGCAGAAAACGCTGGAGCGGTATCAGTCGATGTTTACGGGCGTGTTTTATGATCGTTACATCCGTGGACTGTGGGTGCTGGCCGAGGGGCTGATCTATCCCATGTTTGACGAGAGCTGCATTGTGGACGAGCTGCCGGAAAAGGGAGAATACTATGTTTCCTGCGACTACGGAACACTTAACCCGTTTTCTGCAGGACTTTGGTGCTGGGACGGCAAGTCGGCCACGCGCATCCGCGAGTATTACTATTCCGGGCGCGAGAACCAAAAGAACAAGACAGACGAGGAATACGCTGACGAAATTAAAAAGCTCATTGGCGAGGCGGATGTCAAAAGCATTATCGTTGACCCGTCTGCCGCTTCGTTTATCGAGGTCTTGCGGCGGCGCGGTTATATGGTCCGCAAGGCCAACAACGATGTGACAAACGGGATTATGACTACGGCGCGGTTTTTGCAAGACGGCATTCTCAAGGTGCATCGTGGCTGCAAAGACTGCATCCGCGAGTTTGGGCTATATCGGTGGGACGAAAAATCCGCCGACGACAGGCCAATCAAGGAAAACGACCACGCAATGGACGAAACGCGCTATTTTGCCTATACGATTTTGAAAAATAAGGCGTATAAGCGCGATTATGTCCCCATTTGGAGCAGATAGGAGTGAGAGGCTATCAAAACTTACAATGACCTTGTTGCGGTCGGAGAAAGTGACCAGGCGCGGATTGGGTTTATTCGCGGAGCAATCAACGAGCATCGAAGCTCACACGCATACAAGACGGCGGCGGATGCTGAGGAATATTACAATGGCCTGAATCCGACCATTAACCGCTATGAAAAGATCATCTACGATATGCAGGGCCGTGCCCACACGGATATGTGGACGGCAAACCATAAGCTGGCCAGCCGTTTCTTCGGCCTGGCGGTGGATCAGGAAGTTTCATATCTGCTGGGCAACGGCGTAACCTTTGCGGAGAAGGAAACGCCGAACAAGCTATGCCCGGACTTTGACCAGGAAGTCATGGATGCGGCGCGGGCGGCGAAAATCGCAGGCGTATCCTTCGGCTTTTGGGATCTGACGCATCTTCGGGTGTTCTCCCTGCTTGAGTTCGTCCCCCTCTATGATGAAGAGGACGGCGCGATGAAAGCCGGTATCCGGTTCTGGCAGGTGGCACAGGATAAGCCTATGAGAGCGACGCTGTATGAGATCGACGGCTTTACCGAGTATTTCCAGCCCAGCGGCGAGGATATGGCCGTCATGCAGCCAAAGCGCAGCTATAAGCTGATCGAGCGCAAGGCGGAAGTCGGCGAAACAGAGATTTACGACGGCGGGAATTATCCGAGTTTTCCCATCGTCCCGCTGAAAAACAACAAGCGGTGTCTCTCCGAAATCGTCGGCAAGCGCAACACCATCGACGCGCTGGATCTGGCGTCCTCGAACATGGTTAACAATGTGGATGAGGGCAACCTGATTTATTGGGTGCTGTCTAACTGCAACGGCATGGACGACCTCGACGATGCAAAGTTTGTGGAGCGCTTGAAAACCACGCACGTTGCCCACGCCAACGGCGATGATGGCGCAAAGGTGGAGAGTAAAACCATCGAGGCACCCTATGAGGGCACCAGTAGCACCATTGATATGCTCAAGAAAAAGCTATACGAGGATTTTCAGTGCTTTGACGCGGCGGCGGTATCTGCCGGGAACCAGACGGCGACCGCGATCAAGGCCAGCTATGTGCCGCTGGATCTGAAAACAGACAAGTTTGAATCCGAGGTCACGCGGTTTATTGTGGAAATCCTGCGTCTGGCGGGCATTGAGGACAAGCCGAGTTATACGCGCAATCAGATCATCAACAAGAGCGAGGAAACGCAGAACATTCTTCTGGGTGCGGCGTATTACGATGACGAATACATCACGAAGAAGCTGCTGACCATTAACGGCGACATTGACCAGTACGAGGACATGGCAAAGCGGAAGGCTGCAGAAGAGATTGACCGGAGCTTTGCGGAACCGGGTGCGCCGGAGGTGAACGGCGATGGCGAACAGTGACCTCGGACACAAGCTGACCGATAAGGAGCTTGCGAAGCTGGAGCGGCGTATTGCAAAACTATACCGCGAGGCGGGGGAAGAACTGCAAGCTACCATCGACGCATATTTTGAGCAATTCAAAAAGCGCGACGAGGAAATGAAGGCGATGATCGGCACCGTGCAAAACGGCAAGGAATGGACGGAGGCCGACTATAAGCAATGGCGGCTCAACCAGATCGGGCGCGGGAAACGCTATCAGGCAATGCGCGATAAGGTGGCGCAGAGGGCGACCGACGCAAACGCTGTGGCGGTTTCCTATACCAACGATGCGACGCCGGGTATTTACAGCCTGAACCGCAATTATGCGGCTTACACCATTGAACAGGTCGCTGGGGATATCGGCTTTGACCTGTGGGACGAGCAGACGGTAAAGCGGCTTATGGTAGAGCAGCCGGACTTAATGCCGTACTACCCAAAGGACAGAGCACTGAAACGCGGTATCGACCTCGCGTATGGCAAGAAGCAAATCACGGCAAGCGTCACCAGCTCCATCTTGCAGGGAAAGAGCATCAAGCACATGGCGGATGATCTGCAAAAGCGCATTACCACCATGAGTCGCGATTCCGCCATCCGCACCGCCCGCACAGCCGTGACCGGTGCGCAGAACGCCGGACGCATGGACAGCTACGCGGCAGCGGAAAAGATGGGCATTAAGCTCAAAAAAGAATGGTTGGCTACGCTGGACTCGCGTACACGCCACTCTCATGCCATGCTTGACGGCGAACAAGTGGCGCAGGACAAGAAGTTTTCTAACGGTTGTCGTTTTCCCGGCGACCCACAAGGACCACCGTGGGAGATATATAACTGCCGCTGTACGCTGATTGCCGCCGTGGATGGGGTAGATACATCAGACGGGCTGCGTAGGACACGCGACGGGCTTATATCCGACATGACATATGCACAGTGGGAAGCGTCAAAGCGAGGATATGATGGAAAACAACTGTCAGCGTACCATAACGGGAATAAAAACACGGCCAAAGACGTAACGAAAAAATACATTGAAAATGCCACGCCACGCATGGGCAAAGTGCGATATGAGAACGGATATCGCATAAAAGACCACAAAACAGAAATAGAGGTTGCAGACCAGCTCAGAGAGCAATTAGGTGGGAAGATCGTACTGCTGAAAGAAGCAAATACACAGGGGGCAAAAACACCGGATTATCTGTGGCGCGGAAAACAATGGGAACTTAAAAGCATATCAACCGCAAAAGCCGCAGATTCCGCAGTACGAAGTGCTATAAAACAAATTAAAAGCAATCCCGGAGGAATTATATTGCAGTGCAGCAATGGCATTGACGAAAATGAATTGAAAAGAACTGTGGACATGAGAGCAATCAGAAAGCAAGATTTTGACTTTGACATAATTGCAATCAATGGTTCGGGGGAATTGCTGTTTGCGAGAAGATACAAAAAATGAGCCGCCCCCCCGCCAATGGGCAGAGGTTCGGCTCGAAAAACGGAAACATAAGTTTCCTCACTGTCAGTATATGCAATCCCCGTAAAAAAGTCAAGAGGTATTTTGTGATGAGCGTTGAAATCACCGACAACAGCAAAGAAGTCTCTGCCGCCATCAAAGCGGCGCTGCTGCGCGGGCTTGAAAAATGCGGACTGGTGGCAGAGGGATATGCGAAAAAGCTGTGCCCCGTGGATACCGGCAATCTGCGCAACAGCATTACCCATGTGGTAGACGAGCAGGAACCGGCGGCAATCATCGGAACGGATTCTGAGTACGGTGCGTATGTGGAATTAGGAACCGGCATTTACGCCGAAGGTGGCGGCGGACGGCCTACACCGTGGGTGTATCAGGACGCAAAGGGAAATTGGCATTACACGCGTGGCAACAAGGCACAGCCGTTTTTGAAACCTGCTGCCGCCGACCATGCCATCCAATACCGGAAGATATTGGAGGACGAACTGAAATAGGAGCTAATTGCTTACAAATTGTATGCAGTTGGCTCTTTTTGTTAATTACCGCAAAGGACAGCGGTTTTTATAAAACTATCGTTTCCGAAGGAACGGAACCGAAGAAAAGGAGATAGTGTCATGGCACTTACACGAAAACTTTTGAAGGGTATGGGGCTTACCGATGAGCAGGTTGATACCATCATCGAGGCGCATACCGACACCGTGGACGGCCTAAAGGCGGATGTGACCCGCTACAAGGCCGATGCGGAGAAGCTGCCCGGCGTTCAGAAGCAGTTGGACGACCTCAAGGCAGCGGGTGACGGCGGTTACAAGGAGAAGTACGAGAAGGAACACTCGGCCTTTGAAGCCTTTAAGACCGACATCACGGCAAAGGAAAGCAAGGCGGCAAAGGAAAAGGCCGTGCGTGCTTACTTTGAGAGCAAAAACATCACCGGCGCGAATTTGGACCTTGCGATGCGCGGCTGTGGCGAAGAAATGGCCGCATTGGAGATGGACGGTGACAAGATCAAGGACACCAAGAGCCTTGATGCACTCGTAGACGGCACCTACAAGGGGCTTGTCTCCACCACACAGACGCACGGAGCGAATCCCGCCAACCCCCCGGCAAACACCGGCGGCGCAAAATCCCGAGAGGACATCTACAAGAAGGACGATAAAGGCCGCTATGTGATGTCTACGGCGGAGCGCCAGAAAGCGCTTGCCGATCTGATGGCAAGCGAAAACAACTGATTTT